GTGGATGATGTGGTTATTAGCAAAACCTACGAAAAACCAAAACTGGGATTTCGTGTTTTGCCGCATGAATTGTGGCTTGACTTAGGAGCCAATATTGGAGCGTTTAGCGTTTGGGCGTCAAAAAAACGAAAGGCGCAAATTGTTGCGATAGAACCAATTAAAGAAAACGTAAAGTTATTACATCAAAACATTCAACTCAACAATGCAAACGTTGAAGTGATACACGCCGCCGTTGGCGTAAACAATGGCACACTAGAAATGAAATACAATGCAAAGACGCCAGCTCGCTCTAGCACCTTAGCTGCCGAAGGCGAACCCGTTATCGTGCCGATGTTGTCGTTGAATGAATTGATTGCTCAATACAAACCGGCAGGACTCAAAATAGATATTGAGGGCGGCGAGCTAGACATCCTAGACGCTGGTATCGATTTGACGGGCATAAGAGCTATTGCTCTAGAATATCATTTTAGATTTGATAAAAATATGCATTCTGCACGCCGAAGAATTGCAGCACTAGATAAACATTTTCCGAAACAAAGTGTACAACGGTGTATTTATTCTTTCGACCGTTGGGTTGCTTGGCAAGATACTACAATGTTTTTTTGGATGTGACGATGCAAATCCTAGAAATGCAACGGAGAGAGATAGACCTTTCTCATTACGTTCGGCGGTCGGCGCTTAACTCCGACTATACCGCGTTGGTTACGCAAGATGCGCTCATTACCGAAAACGGCGTGCCGCGCATTCTGTATGCTAAACTGCCGGACGCCCTAACCGCAGACGTCCGTCAAGCGTGCAAGAATATCAAGTACTCCACAAATACTCGAACAAGCGGCCTCAAGACCACGTCAAGGATATTTGGGTACAATCCGCGCAACGTGATTCGAAAAGACTTTTGTTCAGCAACGTCTATGGCTACTGAACATCCAAACGAACACGCAGCCATCTGCGCCTTTGGTTCAACCCTTGCCGAGCTTTACGCACAACACTTTCCGCAAGTGTATGCAATGCACAAAAACGAGGTTGACGCCAAATTTACGGCCGGATGGCGTATTGGCAATACACCGTTTACGTCCGGTATTGTCAATAAAAACAATCCCTTGAAATATCATTTTGACGCAGGGAACGTCAAAAACGTGCTGTCGAATATGGTCGTGTTCAAGCGAGGCATTGGCGGGGGTTATCTGTCGTGTCCGGAGTTCGATATCGGATTTGAGGTAGCGGACAACACTGTCATTTTATTTGATGGACAAAACATCTTGCACGGCGTAACGCCCATTGAAAAACAGTCCTCAGACAGTTACCGGTATTCTATGGTCTATTACACGCTACAGAAAATGTGGTCGTGTCTGCCGATTGGCGAAGAAATCGCTCGCGCTCGCAATGTGCGCGTGCGTCGTGAACGAGGGCGCGTCGCTGGCGTAGACGCCTCTGTCCTCAAATATAATAAATAAATAATGGCGCGTCCGCGACTAAACATTGACGAACGACAGCTAGAAAATCTCGCTGCTATAGACTGTTCTTTTGAAGAAATGGCGGTCATTCTGGATTGCAGCGTATCCATTTTGCACAAACGTTTTTCCACAGTCATAGAAAGAGGCCGTGCGCGTGGTCGCAGTTCGTTGAAGCGCAAGCAGTACGAAGCGGCGATGGCTGGCGACCGCACGATGCTGGTGTGGCTTGGCAAGGTGCGGCTCGGCCAACGCGAGACGCAAGTGATTCAGACGCAAGAACTACCGCAAGTGATTATTCAGTGAAAGCAACGGCTGAGTCATCCACTCACACGCTATCGGTAGCGCAGAAGGCGGTATTCGCCAGTGACGCCCGCTTCCGCGTGTTGATTGCGGGCCGACGCTTTGGCAAAAGCTATCTGGCGTGCCTCGCCATGATGACGCAAGCGATCAACAACCGTGATACCGTGTCCTGGTATGTCGCGCCGACGTATCGGCAAGGCAAAGAAATCTTATGGGCGCTGCTGAAGAAGCTGACGCCGCGCGGCTATGTGGACACGCTGAACGAATCCGATCTGTCGATGCGGCTTACCAATGGCTCGGTGCTGGCCATTCGCGGCGCCGACAACCCCGATAGCTTGCGCGGTGTCGGCGTCGATCTGGTTTGCCTCGACGAGTTCGCCTTCATGCAGAAACGCGTCTGGGACGAGGCCATTCGTCCGATGCTGTCGGATCGCCAACCGCTTGGCCGCGCGCTGTTTATCACCACGCCGCAGGGCATGAACTGGGCGTATGATCTCTACCTGAAAGGCCAAGAACAGATCGACGGGTTCCGGTCGTGGACGTTCAAGAGCTTGGACGGCGGGCATATTCCGGCCGACGAGATCGAGGCCGCGCGTAACGAGTTATCGCCGCGGCAGTTCCGGCAGGAATACGAGGCCAGCTTTGAGGCGTTGTCCGGCCGCGTGTACGACAACTTCGACCGCCAGGCCAGCGTCGACGCCAGCATCGTAGACTTGCCAAGCCAAGAGTTGCTCGTGGGCATGGACTTCAACGTCAACCCGATGAGCGTGACGCTCGGCGTCAAGGCGGGCGATCAACTGCACATCTTCGATGCCATCGAAGTCGCCACGTCCAACACCGAAGAAGTCGCGCAGATGCTTCGGCACCGCTACCCGAACCGGCGCGTCATCGTCTGCCCTGATCCGTCCGGCAACGCGCGCAAGACATCCGCGGCGGTCGGGCAAACCGACTTCACGATCTTGCAGCGGCAGGGCTTCTACGTCGATGCCGCGCATAAAGCGCCGCTGATCTCGGATCGCATCAACGCCGTGCAAGCGTTACTGAAGGACGCCGCCGGCACGCGGCGGTTGCTTGTCCACCCGAAGGCGCGCGCCCTCGTGCGCTCGCTGGACGGGCTGACGTACAAAGAGGACACCTCTATTCCCGACAAGAATAGCGGTCTCGATCACATGGCCGACGCACTCGGTTATCTCGTCTGGCAGCGGTTCAACCTGCTCGAAACCCGTCGCGCTGTTGTTCGTAACCTCTACGCCTGAGCTACACCATGACTTCGATTCGTATCCCGATGACGGACGTGCGCGACATTGGCAACTACCCTGGCGACGGGCCGTTGCGTGCCGGTGGCGTGAGTAGCACAATCAGCGGCAGCCCAATGGCAAGCAAGAACCTGCCGTCCACCCAATCGCCTGCCGCCAAAGCACAAGCGGCCAGCACGCAAATCATGCGCGACATCTGGACGGGCAACGCCAAGTTCCAAGAGGCGGGCCAGACCTACCTTCCCAAAGGGCCAGGCGAAACGACGCCGGACTACCGCGTCCGCTTGCAACGCGCCGCATTGTTCAACGTCACCAAGCACACCATCGTCGGGCTGGCAGGCTTTGTGTTTCGTGAGCCGCCAAAGCTGTCCGATGACGTACCGCCGCAAATCTACGACGGTGAAAATGGCTTGTGGGAAAACATCGACAACGCCGGAACACATGGCGACGTGTTTTGCCGCGACATTATGGTGGACGCCATGACGGTGGGCCACGCCGCCATCCTGGTCGAGTTCCCGCAGACGGGCGGCTCGCAGAGCTACGGCGCAGAACAGTCCGGCGCGGTGCGTCCGTATTGGGTGCCGATCAAGAAGGAAAACATCCTCTCGTGGCGCACCGATACGCGGAACGGCAAGCTCACGCTCACGCAGTTGGTGCTAAAGGAACTGCACAACGTCGCGGACGGGCTGTTTGGCGAGGAAATCGCAGAACGCTACCGCGTGTTCCGCAACGACGACGGCTATGTGACGTGCGCGCTCTACTCGATCAGCCAGAACAAGACGCTGGTGCTGGAAGCGGAATCCACCTACCCGACGCAGACGGAAATACCCGTCGCCGAGATCGTGACGTCGGGCCGCACCGGGCTGTTTGAGTCCGAGCCGCCGTTCCTTGATCTCGCGTATCTCAACTTGGCGCACTATCGCCAGTGGTCGGACTACGACACGTCCATTTACAAGACGTGCGTGCCGATTTTGTTTACGGCGGGCGTGATGACGGTGGACGAGCGCGGGCAGCCCTTGATCATCGGCCCAAACTCGGCCATCAGCGCGGGCGATCCGTCGTCGAAAGCGGAGTATGTGAGCCACGGCGGGGAGTCGCTGGCCGCGTGCAAGGCGTCGCTCGACGATCTGGAAAACCGCATGGGCGCGCTCGGCTTGGCAGCGATGGCGACATCCAAGCGCGCCGCAGAAACGGCCACGGCAAAAGAGATGGACAAGGGCGCGAGCGATTCCGCGCTGGCGGTGACGGCGCGCGGGTTGCAAGACGGGCTGGAACGCGCGCTGCACTTTACGGCGCACTACCTCGGCTTAGAGGACGGCGGCAGCATTACGCTCAACGATCAGTACAACGAACAGACGATGGACGCCGCGGTGATGAGCGCCTGGGCGACGTTGGCGACGGCGCTGAATCTGCCAGCCAGCATGGTGATCGAGGCGTTGATCGCCGGTGGACGGCTGCCCGAAGATACGGACGTCATGACGTTATCGCTGGAAATGGAAGCCAGCGCGCAAGCCAGTAAGGAAGCCGCTGCGATGGAGATGGCGCACACGATGGAGATGAACGCCGCAACGCCAGTCAATGCCGTCTAAGGCTGATTTGTTCTGGCGTCGGGTACACGCGCGCGCCTCCGCGCTCGTCCCCGAAAGCACGCGGGACTTTCTGCGCGCGTTCGACGTGCTGCGTGCCAACCTCACAGGCCGCCAGATCGAGGAATGGATCGCGGCCGGTGCCGTGGATCGCCTGATTGCTTACGCCCTCACGGACGCGGACTTTGCCACGGCGTTCAGCGGCTACCGCGCGCGCATCCAGCTCGTCACGCGGGACGCCGCGGCCTACTTTGGCAAGTCGATTCCTGGCGTACCCGTCAAGACGGTGGGCGTGGCCTTTGACTACCTCAACCCGCGCGTCGTGGACGCGGTGCGGCAGTTGGATAGCAAGATGATGCAAACGCTGGCGACGGACACCCGCCAAACCGTGCGGGACATTATCCAAAAGGGGCTAGAGTCCGGCGCAGGGCCGCGGCAAACCGCGCGCGCCTTGCGTGACGTGCTGGCGCTATCGCCCAACCAGTTGGCGGCCATCCAGCACTACCGCGACGCGGTGCGTTTCAAGGGTGGCCTGATGTCGGAATCTGAGCGCGCCGCGTGGATTGAACAGGGCTTTGACAAGACCCGGCGCGCGCTCGGCTACGAGTTGCGAGACAAGCGGTTTGACGGGATCACCAAGCGCGGCGCCTTGACGCCCGCGCAAGTGGACAAGATGGAAGCGGCCTATCGTTCTCGCATGATCGCGTTCAATGCCGAAACCAACGCCCGCACCGCCACGCTGGACGCCTTCAAGCTCGGCCAGGAACTGTCGTGGAAGGACGCCAAAGACAAGGGCTTGTTGGGCGAGCGTGACGTGCTGGTAAAGCAATGGAAAGGCGTGATGGACGACCGCGAGCGCGAGGAGCATAAGGCGATGGAGGGGGAAACCGTTCCGATTGACTCGCGCTATTCCAACGACGAAATGATCCCCGGCGAGTCCACCTATAACTGCCGATGCCTGAGCATCGTTTACGCAAGGATGGCCTAACGTATGGGAGCCGCACGCACACGGCGACGCATCAAGGAACGGGACGGGCTGTCGTTTGAGTCCACGCAAGCACCAGGCGCGCATATCCACTTGCAGAACCCCGTTGGGCTTGCCAACCAATATCCGCAATGGATTCACGAGAACGCTTGCCAGTGGGAAACGCTGGCGAGCGAAACGTTCCAACGGCACGATCCTACCGCGTTCGCGGAGTTTGTCGCCGCGGCGCCTGACATCCCGCTGGAAAGGCGCCTCACGGCTGCGATTGAGGCGATGTCTGCCGCGGGCA